ACCTGCAGGATTTACATTAAAAGCACTGGATTTAAAATTATAGGTGTAGCAGATACTGTATATCTTACAGATGTTCCAAATCCTGGTTTTAAAACTGGAATAATATCAATTGTTAAGCAAGATGATACTAATGGTTCAAAAATAACCATTGTAGAAGAGGCAGGTACAGTTGACTATGTTAAAGGTGAAATAAATTTAACTACTATTAATATAACATCTACTAGTAAACCAAATAACATTGTAGAAGTTCAGGCATTTCCAGAGTCTAATGATATTATTGGTCTTCAAGATTTATATCTCAAATTTAGCATCTCTTCTAGTTCGATAAATATGGTTAAAGATACTATTACTTCTGGCGATCAAATATCTGGTGTTGGATTTAAGGTTACGTCAAGTTATAACAACGGGGAACTAATAAGGGCATAATATGATCACAACAGGGATTGAAAAAAGAGTTCAAGTTCAAGAAATAATTGACAATCAGCTTCCAGAATTTGTTTTAGCTGAAAGTCCAAAAGCTGTCGATTTTTTAAAGCAATATTATATTTCTCAGGAATATCGTGGTGGTCCTATTGATATTACTGATAATTTAGACCAATATTTAAAATTAGATAATCTAACACCAGAAGTAATAACTGGAAGAACTAATCTTTCTACTGATATAACTGCTGATGCTGAAAGTATTAGTGTTGATAGTACAAAAGGTTATCCTGATCAATATGGTCTTTTAAAGATTGGTAATGAAATTATTACATATACTGGTAAAACATCTACAGAGTTTACTGGTTGTATTCGTGGATTTAGTGGAATAACCACATATCGTTCTCAAGATAATCCAGAAGAATTAGTTTTTGAGGATACTGTTGCTGCTACTCATGAAGATGATGCTATTGTTGTTAATTTAAGTTCTCAATTTTTACAAGAATTTTATAAAAAACTTAAGGTTACTTTAACTCCTGGATTAGAAGGAGTTGATTTTACATCTAATTTAGATGTTAATAACTTTATTAAAGAAGCAAGAACTTTTTATGAGTCAAAAGGTACTGAAGAATCTTTTAGAATACTTTTTAATGTTTTATATAATGAAGATCCAAGGATTATTGATCTTGAGGAATTTTTAATAAAACCATCTTCTGCACGTTATATTAGACGTGAACGAATTGTTGCTGAAAAAATATCAGGAAATCCTTTAAATTTAACTGGTCAAACTGTTTTTAAATCTACAGATTTACAAACTAGTGCATCTATCTCTGAAATTGAACTTATTACTGGCATAACAGGTGTTACAACCTCTGAATATTATGCTTTAGATGTATTTGTTGGTTATGACGATGAAGAGTTTGTTACTGGAACATTTACAGTTCCTGGAAGAACACAAGTCATAGGAGATGTAGGTGCTGGATCATCTTTTATTACTGTAGATTCTACAGTAGGATTTGCTGCTACAGGAACACTTGTATGTGGTATTAATACTAATATTGTTTATAGTGATAAAACAATTAATCAGTTTTTAGGAATCTCTACAACTGGTGTAAAATCAATTGAAACATCTCTTTCTTATGGAGATCTTTTAAGATCAGATGAAACTATTTTTGGATATAAGGGTGGTGATACAACAACAGATAAGATTGAATTAAGAATTACGGGAGTTTTATCTAAATTTATTCCAGGAGAAGATAATAGATTATCTTTAGATGGTGAAACAATCTTTGTTAAGAGTATTGGTGAGTTAATTAAAAATGATGGTATAACTCAGAAAGAAATTTTATCCAATTCATGGATTTATAATACATCAACTGTAAGTCAAATTGATCTTACAGCAGTTGCTCCTACAACTTCAGTATCAGAATTACCATTACATACAAAGATTGATAGGTCTAGTTTAAAAGTAGGAGATACTGTTCAAATATTAAGGAGACAGAGTAATCCATTAGCACAACAACAAGTTGAAGTTTTTAATTCTGGTGCAACCACTGCTAAGATTACTGGAATAAATGTTTCTGCTAATACTGTTAATTTAAATGAAGCATTAACTAAAGTTGCTAATCAAGAATATGATTTAAGAAGACTTTTAAATAAGGCATCCTCTGTTGTTCCTTTTAAGTATGGTAATAATTCAATAACAGCAGATATTCAAAATGCGTACAGTCATTCTGATGACTATGTGTATATTGCAAGTAATGGAGTACCATCTTATGAAATTACAAAAAATATTAGTGGTATTGGTATTACTAATGCAGTAGTAGGAGATACTGTTCAAGATTATAATTCAACTACCCTTAAGTATTCAACAATATCCTTTGCTTCTGATGTTCCTTTTGTTACTGGAGACGCTATACGTTATACTCCAGGAACTGTATCTAATCCAACTGCAACACCTCCAGTTTCTCCTATAAATGGAATTACTGGTCTTTCAGAAGGAACGTATTATGTAAAGAATGAAGGAAATAATAAGATTAAATTATATCTGTCACCTTCATTTACTGCAGCTAATTCAAATGTTGAATTTACTGTTACGAATGTTTCTGCCGTATATTCTGGTGGTGGTACTGTTATATGGACTGATCATGAGTTTACCTTATTAAGTCAGTATGATAAAACTATTGCATCTCAAAAATTACTTAAAAAATTCCCATTAGATAATAGATTAAAATCAGGAACAGATGTAAAGACTCTTCCTGGTCCTATTGGAATGTTAATTAATGGTGTAGAAATTGAAAACTATAAATCAACAGATACTATTTTTTATGGTCCAGTAGATAATTTTTCAGTTTTATCAAAAGGTGAAAATTATGACGTAATTAATTTACCTGCTTTAGAAGTTGATACAAGTTCTGGAACAGATGCTTTAGTACAACCAGTTATATCAGGTCATCTTAAAGAAATAAAAGTTGATCCGCAAAATTTTGATATTGAAGATGTTCTTTCAATTAAAATTACTGGTGGTAATAGTGGTAACAGTGTTGTAAGACCAGTAATTAAAAGAAGAAATAGAGAGTTAGAATTTGATGGTAGACTTGTTAATTTTGGTGGAGATGTTGATTCCGTTAATGAAACACTTAGATTTTCAAATGATCATAATTTAAAGAGTGGTCAAGCATTAATTTATAATAGAAATGGTTTCCCTGCACTGGGTATTGGTACATTTGGCGGTAGTAATTCAGCAGACTATGAAACATTAGAAGATGGTGCTACGTATTATCCACAAGTTTTAGGAATAAGTAGTGTTTATCTTTATAAGGATGAGAATGATTATAATGCTGGAATTAATACTATAGGATTTACTGCTATAGCAAAAAGTGGAATTCACAAATTCAGACTTAGAAATGCTAAAAATACTTTAGATTCTATTTCTGTAGTGGAAGCAGGAGATCCGTATGTAAATAGAAAAATTTATGTTAAACCTGTTGGAGTTTCTACTTTTAATTCAGTTATCAGTTATGATAACCATGGATTTGCTGAAGGTGAGTTAATAGTTTATTCAGGAGGAGCAACTACTAACATAACAGGACTATCAACTTCTGTTCAGTATAAAGTAATTAAATTAGATAATGATTCTTTTAGAGTTGCAAATGCTGGAGTTGGTGGAACAATAACAACCAATTACATAAAGAATAATTATACTAAGTTTACAACAGCAGGAAGTGGTTTCCAGTCATTTAATTATCCAGATATTACAGTTACTGCAGATGTAACTTATTCTACTGGCATAACAACTGAAAGAGTTGTATTGACTCCATATATCCGTGGATCAGTAATTGATACCTTCCTATATGAACCAGGAACATCATATGGTTCTGATAACGTTATCAATTATGAAAATAAACCACAAATAACTTTAAAAAATGGAACCAGTAGAACTGGTAAGAATATACTTCCAGCATTAATACCTGTTATTAACAATGGAAAGATTATTTCTGTTAATATTGATGATGGTGGTGCTGAATATTATTCTACACCTGATTTGATAGTTGAAGGTGATGGTACTGGTGCAGAATTAAGAGCAGTCATTGATAGAAACGTAGGTTCTGATTATTATCTAAGAATTGTTAAAGTTATAATAGTTAAAGGTGGAGCATTATATAATGAAGATAATACTTTTATTAAAGTTAGTCCAGCAGGAAAGAATGCTTTATTTAATTTGGATCTAAGGCAGTTATCTGTAAATAACATACAAACAGAAAGTCCATATAAAGCAAAATACAGTAATGAAATACTAACGAACTCTGAGTATGGTCTGAGATACGCTACAGTGGGTTATTCTTCTGCTATCGGTAGCAAGGATGGTTTTGATGATTTCACTGGTACACACTCTCCTATTATTGGATGGGCTTATGATGGTAATCCAATATATGGTCCATATGGATACATCAGTCCTTTCGATAGTTCGACTGTTGGAATTTTAACTGGTGGTTATAGTTTAAATTCATCAAATATTCATAATCGTCCTGATTTATCAATTTTCCCTGCAGGGTTCTTTGCTGATGATTATTCATATGATGCAAATGGGGACTTGGATGAACATAATGGAAGATATTGTAAAACACCAGAATATCCTAATGGAGTCTATGCATATTTTGCAGGGGTATCAACTGGAACAAGTGGGCAATTAGAACCAAAATTCCCATATTTTGTTGGAAATACTTATAGATCAATTCCAGTAGTTTTAGACCCAGAAGATACAATAACTCAATCATTTGATTTTAATAATTCAGATTTAGTTAGAAATACCTTCCCATATAAAGCTTCTGATAAATTTGCTAAGACTTATTTTATAGAATCAGATGATATTATTACACAAACTGCAATTACAAATGCAATTACTCAAGGTAATGTAGAATCTCTTG